TACCCTTGGCTTGTATGCTGATTTGAATGGCTCTCCTGGTTCTAATACTGGTACGCTTATGTATTCTTCTGGTCTTGCGTTGTCTGGTGATGCATCTGTCTCTGCTAATCTGTCTGTTCTTGCATTGCGTAGAGCCGAAGCGTCTCAAAAATGGAAGGAAATCTCACTGTGCACTGAGGAAGATTATCCTGCTCAGATTCAGGCTCACTTTGGCGCTCGTGTGCCGAAAGAATTGTCTGGAATGGTGCGTTATCTTGGTGGAATTGATACTTCGTTGGATATTAATGAAGTTACCAATACAAACCTTACTGATGATAATGCTGCTACTCTTGGCGGTAAAGGTTCTATGTCTGCACGTGGTACTATTAGAGTTGATGCTAATGGTGAATACGGTATTGTTATGTGTGTATTCCATACATTACCTATGCTTGATTATGTTACTTCCGGTGTTAATCCTGAATGCTTGCTGACTGATGCTACATCCTATCCTATTCCTGAATTCGACCAGATTGGAATGGAGCAAGTGCCTATCGGTTATCTTATGAACCCCTTGAAATCGGCGTTTCCTTCATTGTCTTCTAAAACTTACTTAGGTTATGCTCCTAGGTATTTCCCGTTTAAAACCGATTATGACCGCTCCGTCGGTGCTTTTTCTCGTTCTCTCCAGTATTGGTGTCTCCCCTTCGACGACAAGGCTGCTTTGGCCGCCAATTCTATTATTTTTCCTGACAATCCTAATGTAGAATCTAATTCTATTAAAGCTGGATTTTTTAAAGTTGATCCTCGTTGTGTTGATACATTGTTTGCAGTTAAGGCTGATAATACTCCTGACACTGACCAGTTGTTAGGCTCTTGTATGATTAATTGTCGCGCGGTTCGTCCTTTGGATCTGAATGGATTACCTTATTAAATATTGTGTTATGGCTAAGAGATTTCGTTTTTTTCGCAAAGTTGAAGAGCGTGTTGCGTCTTATACTCCTCCTGTTACTTCAACTCTTTTTGATGGCTTGTCTGAATTCAGGCAGCCTTCTCCCATTGAGGATATGAATTTTGTTGAGCTTCCTTGTGTTCATTCTACGTGTCCTGCTGTTCATTATCGTAATGATGTATATGCGCTTTTCCATATGCAGGATTTGACCCGTATGGAGCTTTCTAAGCTTTCTCAGTTTTTGGATAATGCTGGAAAGTCCGCTTCTTCTCTGCGCTCTGTTCGTGAGAAGATGTCGGATGGTCAGCTACGCCAATTTATCAAGTCCCGTTATATTCAATCTCCTTCCGAGTTATTGCGCTGGTCTGCATGGCTGGATGACAATTATAAGATGGAAGTTGAGCGCATTGAAAAAGAATTGGCTGAGAAAGAAAAATTGAATAATCCTGACCCCGCTCCGTCTCCGGCTTCTTCTCCTTCTCCTTCTGAATAATGGGTGCTTCTGCGCAGGAAAAAGCTCAGAAATTGGCTAATGATGCCAATGTTCAGATGACTGAATCTACCAATCAGGCAAATCGTGATATTGCTACGGAGACGAATCAGGCAAACCGCGATATTGCCCAGATGAATAATCAGTATAATAGAGAGAATCTGGAGCGGCAGATTGATGAGCAATGGAAGATGTGGAATGCGGAGAATGAATATAACTCCGCGTCTGCTCAACGTGCTAGACTTGAAGAAGCTGGTCTTAATCCCTATATGATGATGTCCGGTGGTTCTGCTGGTACTGCATCTTCTATGTCTGCACCGTCTGCTGCTCCTGCTGATACTTCTGGAACTCAGCAGACTGGTGCGCCTATGGTTCCCGGTCATGTTGAACCTGTTTTTGGCATGGACAGACTTCAAAAGATGGTTCAGGTAATTGATGCAATCAAAGGTGTTGCATCCTCTGCTATGGACGTTGCAAATGATTATCAAAGTTATGTTGGCCAAGGTCTCGAAAATTATCAGACCCGTGCAGCTATGCCGGATTATCTTGCGACTATCAAAGGAAATGCTCAGGTTGCATCCGCTCAAGGTTACTTTGCTCAGCAATCCGAAGGCCTTAAGATGTTAGGTGTAGCTATGGATAATAACTTAAAAGGTATTGCCAGTATTGCCAATGCCTATTCAGCTGGTCTTACTATGAAGGAATTCCAGAATTATGATATGAATCAGCAATTATCCATTGCTTCTAAGGTTGCTGAGATATTCGACCGATATAACCAGGGAGAAATCTCTTATTATCAGGCTAAGAGAGAATTATTGAATTATAACTTTCAAAAAGACACTTATAACGATGAGTTACGTATTAAGTCTGCGGAAGCTACTCATGCAGAGAATAATACTGGCCCGGATAATGAGTTGAAACTTGCATTTGACTTGTTCTCTAAGCTTGTTGAATCATATAATAAGAACGGATTTCAAGGAATCAAGGACTTTTTCAAAGATTTTCAGCACTCCTCTGAAAATTCTCAAGCTATTCCTCGTACTGTAAGATGATGCAGTTAGGTTACTTTCCGGTTCTCTTCTATTGCCTTGAAGACATTGAACACTTTTTGTGCTCTTTGCCTTTAAGGCAATTGCTTTTGTTCCAGGACTGTTTTATCTATGGCCCACTCGGTCCTGTATTGAAAGTTCATTATGTAGTGTATAGTCGTGACACTGATTATATTGCTGGTGTTGCTTATCGAGATGTTCAGAATATAGAAATACAATTCTTAACTAAGTTTTAACGCTCTGTTAACGCAAAGTATAGTCTTTTCTTACTATCTTTGTAGTGTAAGAAAAAGGAAAGATATTCACTTTAAATATTTTGTTATATATAAAATCAATTGTTCGTTCATGAATTATTATGCAGTCTATTTAACGGCATCAGGTGAGTATTCCTGGTGCCGTATTCCTGCAAATATTACTGTTTTTGCAGGTGCGTTTCGCTATGCTTCGCGCATGGCTACGAGTTCTGATAAGTTAGTCGCGGTTGTTCCGCTCTCAGTTCTTCAAAGCTGGAACCTCGTGAGGCCAGTTCTTTTAAGCACTGAATAGATTCTGCTGGATTGAGTGAGGCCGCTCTCCGCGTAGGAGCCGTCGGAGACATAGAAAAATACAGCCGCTTGCGGCTACCTTAGGCTTTTTCAGGTGCATTCCTCGGCCATAAGTGAGATTGATTCACTGGCGTATCGGTCGGCGATGCAAAATAGGTGAAAATTGTTAGATACCTAACTAAAAGTAAATAGTGTTAACGGTTTGTCGTCTTTAGACGGCTTTCCGTTAACACTATTTGGTTTTTTAGGTATCTTGATTTTCTACCTTTGCATTGTCGACTGGTGCGCTAGTGTTTCAATCTCATGGCCGTGGATTGCACCTGAAAAATTTTAAAAGACAGCCAAAAGTCGTGCTTATTTGCTATGTTCCTCCTTTATGCCTCCGCCCATTTTGTGCTTTTATGGCAAAAGGGGCGTACCACTTTTGTAGGCTTTTGCGGTTAAAATAAGTTAAATCTTTTTTCCTCTGTATACTTAAAGTTTTACTTTAACTTTAGGAGTGAAACCTAGTCATTTTCACGAAGTGTGCAAGGTTTCAGATTTCCCTTGCACCCTCCTTTCTTGTTCTCCCCTCGGAAAATGACAGCCTGCTCTCCTCTTGCATCTTATTTTTTTTATTTATTTCTTTGTGTGTCTAAAAATAACTAATATGAAAAAGAAACATTATGTTACGCTTATCATTTTTGCGCTTCTTGCCGCAAGTTGTACGTTTGCTGTGTATATTCAAAAGGATAACACGAATTCTACGCAGAAAGTAGAAAATCCTACTTCTGCAAGTGCTGATTCTTCTTCTATCACTATTCAAACTCCGGTGAAATGAGTAAAGAGACTCCTTTCGTATATTGCCTTCGGCCTAAACGGATAATAAATCCTTTTACTAAAGAGCCATTGGTTGTTCCTTGTGGTCATTGTTCTGCGTGTGCTTCTATTAAGGCTTCTCGTTATGCTGAGCAGTGTACATTAGAGGGTCTTACTTCTGCCAAGGTGTACTTTGTGACACTTACATATGCTAATTCTTATATCCCGCGTGCTGTGTCCCGTCTTACTAAACAGACACGGAATTTCTCTTTCTATGAAATATATGACCACGATACTGGTGAATTGTTAGAAAATTATTGTACACCCGACCATGATGAGATACCTCAGGCTTTGGAGAAAGCTCATCTGTTCGGTGCTTTATCTTATCCGCGTTATGAAGACATTCAACTTTTTCTCAAAAGATTGCGCTGGCGCTTGTCAAATCTCAAATCTGAGAAAATTCCTGAAAAGGAAGAAGACATCAAAGCGTCAGATTGTATTCCAGCCTCAAAGCTTAGATTTTTCTGTTCTCCTGAATACGGGCCCGAAACCTACAGAATTCATTACCATTTCTTATTTTTCACAGATAGTGAAGAATTTGAGCCATACTCCGGACATACCCTTGGAGATTACCCTCAGTGGACTTGGCCACTTAGAAAAGACCCTCCAGCTACATCCGGTCATCGGCTCTCATATTTCGAATGGGCTGTCCGTGAAGCTTGGAAATTCGGTCGTGTCGATTGTGAATCAGTCGGAGCCAGCGACTGCTCTCAGTATGTTGCGGGATACATTACTAGCCCTATGTCTCTTCCCCCTGTATACCAGTTATCTACTTTTTCCCTCAGGTCCCGACACAGCCAATTCCTCGGCCGCCGATACTTTATGGCCGACCTTAAACAAGCTCTGTTACGAGACCCTAGAGAACTTGTTAGCTATGTCAGAATTGGTGATACTAAATCTCGAGAAAGACCTACACCCTTTTCAATTGTCAATTACTTATACCCAAAATGTCTTGGGTTTAATCCTGTCTCTAACCAAAGGGATTTTTCACTATACAAACTCTATGACGTCTTAACGTCTGATTCTATGTATGGTAACGACCTTAATATGATGGATTTGTCAAAATCTGTTGTTGAGGATGTTATTGATTGTGTATACCTTAGGAAGACTGGATATTCTCCATTTCAGAGGAACTATCTTTCTTTCTTGTCTACTTATGCTGTTAATGCTAAGGATTTTCCCAAATCATTTGACTTTTCTGATGATGAGATGTATTATCGCTATGTTCTTCGGCTGTATCGCATGTTGTCTGTCTCGAAGAGGTTCTGCTCTAATGCGCGTATTCTTGGTGTTAGCTTGCCTTCATTCTACAATCGTATTGTACAATTCTGGTCTTGGGTTGATTATGTTCACCTTCGTGATTGGATTGAGTCTCAGCAGCTTTACTTTGAAAGTGACTTCTCGGCTCCTGAAGACCTGGATTTCTTTTATAATAATACTGATGCTGATTTTGAAAATGCTTTTTTAAAAACTGAGTATTATAGGCGTTTTTATCGTCATATCACTCGTATTTCTCTTGTTCGTTCAAAAAATAAACGTATTAATGATAAACTAATATTTTCTGAGGATGGCTAATATTATGTCTTTGGCGACAGTCAAGAATGATCCGTCTCGTTCGGGTTTTGATTTGTCGCGTAAATTTAATTTTTCTGCCAAGGTAGGTCTTTATTATCCTATCTGGCATCGTCGTTTGATTCCTTCGGATTCGTTTGAGATTGATTTGGCTCAGTTTATTCGTACTCAACCTCTTAATACTTCTGCATTTGCGCGTTTGAAAGGTTATTATGACTTTTATTTTGTGCCGTTGCGTGTTCTTTGGAATAAATATTATACCGTATTGACGCAGATGAATTCCAATGTTCAGCATGCATCAGGCCCTACTCTGCAGAGCAATGTTATTCTTACAGGTGAGCTTCCTTATGTTACTGCTCAGCAATTAGCAGAGTATATTAGTGCTCTAGGTGATTCTGTGGATACTTTTGGACGCTCTCGTGCCTGGAATACTTGTATCTTACTGGAATATCTTGGATACGGAAATGCTTTTTACAATTATATCTCATCTTCCGCTGGAGGTCCTGGTAAGATTTGGTTGAAAGACCCGCTGTTGGTTAATTATGCATACGATGTATCTCCGTTGTTGTGTTATCAGAAGATTTATGCCGATTCTGGCCGATTCACTCAATGGGAACGTGTTAATCCTTCAACATTCAATTTGGACTATCTTACAGGTAATGGTGATTTGCAACTTAATTTGACCGTTTCAGGATTTACTGATTCCTTTAATTTCCTTGATATGCGGTACGCTAATTATCAGAAGGACATGTTTCATGGCGTAATTCCACAAGCTCAGTATGGAGAGGCTTCTGTTGTTCCCGTTACAGCTGTTGCTGATGATTTTAAAATTACCCCTGATGGGTTGCTCAAGTTTGGCACCCAGTCTGGCTCTACTGCTCAAGTCAAATTTGATACTCCGTCTAAGGTATCTAATACTAAAAATAATACCCTTGGCTTGTATGCTGATTTGAATGGCTCTCCTGGTTCTAATACTGGTACGCTTATGTATTCTTCGGCTCTTTCGTTGTCTGGAAGGGCATCCACGGGAAGCTTATCCAGGGGGATTTTTA